TACATTAAGAGGTACTACGATGCCATTTCAAAACACAAAATCAACATCCCCACCCCAATCATGGCGGGAGTCAGAACCCCCTTGCGACAATTTGCATCTTGTGTTCTCGTTGATGCTGATGACACCTTGGATAGCATTTTTACTTCTGATATGGCCATTGGTCGTTATGTCGCACAAAGGGCTGGAATCGGCATTAACGCAGGGAGAATCCGTGGGATCAATGCTAAAATCAGAGGTGGAGAAGTTCAACACACAGGTGTTGTACCGTTCCTCAAAAAGTTTGAAGCGACTGTCAGATGTTGCACTCAGAATGGCATTAGAGGTGGATCAGCAACTGTCCACTTCCCGATCTGGCACCAAGAAATAGAAGACATAATGGTTCTCAAAAACAATAAGGGAACCGAGGACTCTAGGGTACGTAAATTAGACTATAGTATTCAGATCAGTGCTCTATTTTACCAGAGATTTATTGATGATGGTGAGATAAGTTTGTTCTCTCCACATGATGTGCCAGAATTATATGATACATTTGGTACTGATGCTTTTGATGACTTGTATGTTACATACGAGAATGATAAATCTATACCAAGAAAAACTATCAAAGCACAAGAGTTGATTCTTAATCTATTAAAGGAGAGAGCAGAGACTGGTCGTTTGTATATCATGAACATTGACCATTGCAATAGTCATAGTTCTTTCTTAGACAAGGTGAATATGAGTAACCTATGTCAAGAGATTACATTACCAACTACACCACTACAACACATTGATGGTGAGGGTGAGATTGCATTATGTATTTTGTCTGCTATCAATGTAGGCAAGATCAATAAGTTAGATGAACTTGAAAATCTCTGTGACCTAGCAGTTCGTGGTCTAGAGGAACTTATTGATTATCAGAATTATCCTGTCACTGCTGCAGAGAAGAGCACACTTGCTCGTCGTTCTCTAGGCATTGGTTATATCGGACTAGCACACTACCTAGCAAAACAAGGACTCAAGTATGATGACCAAGAAGCATGGAATTCAGTCCACAGATTATCTGAATCTTTCCAGTACCATCTACTCAAATCAAGCAACCAAGTCGCCAAAGAAAAAGGATGCTGCGACGATTTTGATCGCACAAAATATTTCGATGGTGTCCTCCCAATCGACACTTACAAACGTGACATTGACGAGTTCTGTAATGAAGAATTAAATTATGATTGGGAGTCCTTACGTGGTGACATTAGAAGGTTCGGATTACGACACTCAACACTGTCAGCACAGATGCCATCAGAGAGTAGTTCTGTAGTATCAAATGCTACCAATGGAATTGAACCTCCTAGAGCATTTTTATCTACAAAGAAAAGTAAAAAAGGACCGCTCAAACAAATAGTTCCACAGTATAATAGTCTCAAGACTAATTACACATTGCTATGGGATATGAAAGACAATGATGGATATATAAAGATCGTGAGTGTGATGCAGAAATTCTTTGACCAAGCAATTTCTGGTAACTGGAGTTATAATCCAGAGAATTATGACAACAATGAAGTTCCTGTATCAGTCATGGCGGGTGACCTACTTAAAACATATAAGTATGGTTGGAAGACATCGTATTATCAGAACACATACGATCAGAAAGGAGATGAACCGCAACTGACAGACGAGAAGAAACAAAGCATAGAAGACCTATTACAAGACATACTAACAACCGAGGAAGAAGACTGTGACAGTTGCAAAATTTAGAACAAACGCACCCAAAGAACCAATGAAATCATCAGTAGATGGCATGACGGTATTCAATACCGATAAAGTAGATACAACTAAAGGACAAATGTTCTTCGGTCCTCCTCTAGGAGTACAAAGGTACGATAAATTTAGGTATCCCATCTTTGATAAACTTACACAAAATCAACTTGGATTTTTCTGGAGACCAGAAGAGGTATCTTTACAGAAAGATCGTGCAGATTATCAAACATTGAATGATGCACAAAAACATATCTTCACATCTAATCTGAAGTATCAAATCCTACTTGATTCTGTACAAGGTCGAGGTCCTGGCATGGCATTCATGCCTTACTGTTCTCTACCTGAGTTAGAAGGTTGCATGAATATATGGCAGACTATGGAGATGATCCATAGTAGATCATACACACATATCATCAAGAATGTATACCCTGATCCATCAGAGGTGTTCGATAAAATTTTAGATGATGAACAGATACTAAAGAGAGCACAATCAGTTACTGCAGCTTATGATGATTTCATCAATGATGCACATAGGTATGACACTAGCAACTGGTGGAGACCAGACTGGCAAGGAACTGCATCTGCAGCATGGGAGAAGAAAGAGTTAAAGAGAAAATTATATAGAGCAGTAGCAAACGTATACATCTTAGAAGGAATTAGATTCTATGTGTCATTCGCATGTTCATTTGCATTTGGTGAATTAAAATTACTTGAGGGATCAGCAAAGATTATTGGATTCATTGCTAGAGATGAATCACAACATATGATAGTTACTCAGAACATTTTAAACAAATGGAGAGAGGGTGATGATCCAGAGATGGTTGAAATTGCTAACGAAGAAAGAGATTACGTTTACAACATGTTCCGTAATTCTGTAGAAGAAGAGAAACTTTGGGCAGAGTATCTATTCAAAGATGGATCTATCATTGGTTTGAATGATAAATTACTACAGAAGTATGTCGAGTGGACTGCTAATCGTAGACTAAAAGCAATTGGATTCAAAGCAATCTTTGATACACCTATTGCTAACAACCCATTACCATGGACAGCACATTGGTTGTCATCTAAAGGTATGCAAGTTGCACCACAGGAGACTGAGGTAGAGTCATATCTAATTGGTAGCATCAAACAAGACGTCAAGAAAGATACGTTTAGTGGATTCAAATTATAACTATGGATCTTTGGAAAAATTACAAAGCAACTGTTGCTAAGATTTTTCCAGATATACAATTTGTTCAGCGACATGCTGAGTGGACTAATAAAAAGGGTGTAAACCTTACTGCTGATTTGTACAAGGGTGACCATCTTATAAAGTCAAGACAAGTAGAAATCTGGGATAATAAATCTTGTAGCATTCATAATAATATAATATATCCTAAGACAGGATCTAACTTACCATGTTTTGGTATGGATCTCATGGGTATGACTGATAAACGAGTTGTAATTGTGTTCGATTTCCAACATCCTGTGGAAAACTATTTGTTTTACACACCAGAGTTGCCTAAATCTGAGGGTACGTATAGATTCTTTGAACCTGGCAATCATTTCTCTGATAACATATGTGTTAGATACTGTAAACCTGATGAAGTAGATGAACATCTACCTCTATTCACAAAGTATCTACAGTTTTATAAAGATATGTTGGATGAACATCAACCAACTGGTACTGACACTACACAATACATAGATTTTGATAAGTATATGATAAGACTAGATCCTATATCAGGTTACTTATCAAATAGATTTGGAAAAGAAAAGTCTGAGACTCTCATTAAAGAATTCTTTTTCAGTTATGCCTAAGATAGAATTTGAACATAGTTGGGGTGGACAAGAAACCACTCTACAAAAAATCAAGAAGTGGATCAGTAAACAGAAACCACCTCTAAACACTATCTTAAAATATCTTTTTTCATACATAGAAAAATGGTATTGGGAAGGCAAAGTTTTACAAACTATGGCAGGAGTTGATTTAGAAGTAAACAAATTACAGGAACAATGGGAGAATGAAAAACAAATCACACCGCATATCATGGAGACAGGAGTATTTGGCGAGAAAGAGTGGTCTCTCCAAATTTCAAATCCGATTGTTGAAAGAGGGACCTCAGGGTCTGAGTCAGGCATGGTTACTAGGAGCGATGCACAACGACTACAACAAGATGATGGGGATCAAGGAACCTCCGTCTCGTGAGTCTGGATACCAAACAACTATGAAAGAATTTTTTGCTAGATGGAAATAATTGACACCCTTACAAAAATTATAAAGAAACATCAGGAGAGTTTACCTAATGTAGAATCTCTTGATGTTGATTCTGAATTTGAAACAGTATTACATGACACTGATGATGGTAAGTTAGACATCAAAAATGAAATGTATTATTGTACTGGACTTAGGAAAGTTCACACAGAGATTGCAAAGCTTGGTAGTTTAAATATAGTGCATTGTATATGGTATCCCGATCCAGAGTTTGACTTACCTATATTTGGTGTGGATATTGTTGCAGTAAAAGATATAGTTAGTGCTGCTATTACAGACATATCTCCTGTAGATGGTCTTGATAATGATATCTTTGAAGACATAGAAGATATCAGTGACAGTTTTTATTTCCCACAAGAAAGAGTTTTACCAGAATGGGGAGAAGTATTTTCACCTTATTGTAAATTTGCTAGACTGACTAGTGATAAGGAGAAGGATAATTTTTGTAAGATTGTAGATCAATATCTAGATATATTTGTGGGTGCTGTGTGGGGAGCAAGTAGAGATAGTTCCAGATCAGAACATAGATACTTTGGACAGATAGAATACTGTCAACATCAGATGAAAAACGATAAGACTAGAAATATATTAGTAAACTATTTTGGTAAGGAATGGGCAGAGAGATATATGACTGAAGTGTTATTTGATGAACCATAAATATTAGGAGAATAATTATGAAAGTGTGGCAGACTACGCAAACCCGTGGACTTATAAAGGCAATATTTTTAATTCTGATGACATCGGCGATCACTATGGGTTCGTCTATCGCATCACCAACACCATCAACGGAAAGACTTACATCGGAAGAAAGTACTTCGTGCAGAAAAGAAAACCCAAGGGAGGAAAGCGAAGAGTCACAAGCGAGTCAAATTGGAAAAAGTACTACGGAAGTTCTGAAGAGCTTAAACAGGATATTAGAAGTCATGGCAGAGATAATTTCAGAAGAGAGATCCTCTCACTCCATGGAACAATCGGAAAAGTAAACTACGAAGAGACGAGACAATTATTTCTTAATGATGTCCTGACAGAGAAGTTGACAGATGGCACTCCTGCCTACTATAATAGTAACATCTTAGGAAGATATTATCGAAAAGATTATTTTTAAATTATATGCAAATTTTTCTTGACACTGCCGATCTTTCAGCAATAGAAGAACGGTATGATACTGGATTGATTGCGGGTGTAACAACTAACCCGACCCTCGTTGCTAAACAGGGAGTCAACTATCTAGATCTAATTAAACATATTGCAACAGAATTTCCTGAGATGGAGAGTATATCTGCTGAAGTGAATGGTAATACTGCAGCAGAAATGATAGATGATGCAGCAAAGTATCGTGAAGTTAGTGAAGCAGTAACTATCAAGTTACCAATGACTAAGGAAGGATTGAAAGCATGTAAGTATTTCAGTGAGGTTGGTGTGAAAACTAACGTCACTCTTTGTTTCTCAGTAGCACAAGCAGCACTTGCAGGAATCGCAGGAGCAACATACATCTCACCATTTGTAGGTCGTCTTAACGACAACTCATTTAGTGGTGTAGAATTGGTGCGTGGTATCGCAGATTTATATTGTAACCAAGGGATTGAAACAAAAGTCCTCGCAGCTAGTTTACGTGACGTACATCATGTATCTCGTTGCTTCCTTTACGGTGCAAAGGTTTGTACTTTGCCTGTGAAAGTTTTTGATAAAATGTATGATCATGTTCTCACTCGTGAAGGACTAGATATATTTGACAAAGACTTTAAAAAGATCACCTAATGTTCACGATATATTCAAAACCAAACTGTCCCTTTTGTAATAAATTTAAAAGAGTAGTTGAGTTAGAAGACCTCCCTCATATTGTATATGAATTAGGGGTTGACTTTACTCGTGAAGAATTCTATAATAAATTTGGCAGTGGATCTACATTCCCACAAATTTTATTGGACGATCTTAAATTAGGAGGTTGTCAGGAGTCTTTACGCCACATGCAAAAGGAGAACATTTGCTGTAATGTATTATGACATTAGAAATAACAAAGGAAGAATTTGATTCTAATAAAGAATCATACCTTGATCGAATAGAAAATGGAGAGGTTATTATCGTTAGACATCCTAACGGTAATGCAGTCCTAGCAATCCCAGAAAGATGGGATGATGAATTTATGCATTTATGGAACCACGATGACGCATCATGATTGATATTTTAGCATCAATAGCAAAGAAAGAATTATACATGGGTTACATCTTTGGTATCATGATACTAGGTGGATACATCAGACAATATCATGTACTAGATGACGTATACTCATTAGCAAAAAAATATATAAAAGACGCTCGCATCATGATTATTATTACATCAGTGATAGGAGGAGTCTTACCTATACCTGGCAGAGTTGCATTGTCAGCACCATTACTGGATGCTATTGCACCTCCAGATAAACGAAAGAGAAGTGAGTTTGGTATTATAGATTATCTTTCCACACATCATTACTACTGGTGGTCACCATTAGAGAAGACAATCATTCTTCCTATGGCAGCATTAGGTATAACGTATGGAGAGATGCTAAATTATACTTTTCCTTTTCTACTTGTATGCATTGGATATACTTGGTGGTATATCTTTACTAAGGTAGATCCCAGAAGTGTTGTACCTAATCTGAGTAACATACATCAGTTTGATTGGAGAAGAGCATTAAAAGGATGGGCACCATTCATTGCTACAATATGGTTCTTACTATGTGTAGGAAAGGCAGGAGCAATATTCTTTTTCCCTTGGTTTGGTGCTATGTGTTGTTACTA